TTCTACCACTTCCTTTAATTACTACTCCATTTTCTTTTAAAATTCTACTAATAGTAAATGTAGACCAACCAAAAGATTTAGATATTTCTCTAAGACCTTTTAATTCGTCAACAAACATTTTTTTTATTATTAAAACTTGTTCTTCAGTGGGGATTATCTTTTCCATAGATAAAAATATATAAATACTATTACAAAAAATCAATTGTTTTTCTATAATAAAAAAAAAGGTCAGATTTCTCTGACCTTTTTGGGTGTTATTTAAAGATTTGATTATCTCAATTCTTGTAAATCGAATGTACGAACACCATCAACAGTAATACGTGCGTAGAAGCGGTTATTTACCATCTTTTTCGCGTATCTTGTCATAATACCTTTGATAGGTGTGAAGTTGAATGGGTTGTACATTGTAGGTGTTAATTGTAGAGGTACATACGGTGCGTAGATGTAACCTGTGTCAAGTAACGATGTTCCCTTGTGTCCAATCAAGATTTGGTTTGGTGGGAAGTAAGGGTCACGGTACACTTGGTAACGTCCAGCTAATGTTCCTACTCTTTCAATACCCATGTTGTATTGGTCTTGCTCAGGAGACGCGTTAGATACGTGGAAGTATTCTAAGTCATCAAAGATAGCAGAAATCTCACTTGACAATACAATCCAGTTAGCTCCACCACGAAGTGTTGACTTGTGGATTTGTGCTGACAATTGGTTGATTGCAGTAATCAATGTTTGATTCCAGTCTTTCTGAGTGTAAGAAGTAGTTAAACCTTGTACTCTTCTCCATCCGTTGTAATCCCAACGTAGGTTCCAAGCCGCTCCTTTACGTAAGTCACGTAAGATTTCACGGTCAATTTCAGCCGCAACTTGTTCAGACAATAAAGCCGTTAATTCAGCTTCAGCGTCGATGTTGTGGAATGCCGCTACGTCTTGAGCAAGTTCAGGAGACCACTGAGCTCTTAACTTTCTTTCAGTAACAGTTACTGTTACAGACTGAAGGTCAAAAGATACCTCACCAATCTTATCTTCGAACTCAAGTTCTTCATAACGTCTGAATACACCTGTGAAACATCCACCTGTTAAAGTTTCAGTTGCTCCATCAGCAAATGTAGTACCTGTGTAACCATCTAAAGTACCATCACCACATGTAGCACATACAGGACAAGAAAGGTCCATTTCTAAATAGATACATCCGTCAGCAGTACAAATATCTTGGTAAGAACCACCATTTCCTTTGTCAGCCCATGTTGCAGTTGCACGTTTAGTGTAAAGACCATTTACGATACCTTGACCATATTGTTGAGTTACTACTCTGAACAATAAAGATTTTGGAGTTGTACCATCTTCTTTGAAGAATGGACTACAAGTGTTTCCTGTTGCGGTAAGGTCATCACAAGTTGCGAATAAACGAAGGTCAGCCAAGAAAGTTTCTGTGTCATATTCGTTACCATCAGGACCAATCATTTTACCAAGTCCGTCAGATGCGAAACCACAAAGTTGAACAATAAGTTTTCTTACGTTTAAACCATCAAGGTCTACAGTTGTTGCTGAAAGTGGAACCAAGTTACCATTTTCCCATACCATGACTTCCGCGTCAACAGTAACTGCTGACCAACGTCCTTTAGAGTAGTCAAACAATCCTGGAGGGTCTAAATCAGGTTCGTTTCCTTCATAGAATAAATCGTAAAGGTTTTTAGCGTAAGCTCCAGCACCTGTGTAACCTGCTTGTGGGTCGCCAGGGTAGTTACCAGGAGAACCTATTGGAGCGTAGTGGTCACCACTGAAATCTCCTGGTGTACCACCTGAGTACCCTTGGATTTTAGGTACGAAGTAGAACAATTTACCGATAGGTAAGTTCATAGCTTGTACTGATACGATGTCATTCGCTAATAATTTAGAGAATACACGTCTAACGATAGGGAAAACTACAGTTTCGAATGAACCTGAGCTACCGTCAGAAGTTGCTTCATTGATTAAGAAAGACGCTTGGTTCTCATATAACTGAGCTACGTTTTCTTTTAGGTGGCCTTTAAGACCTTCAAGGAACCCTAATCTGTCCCATTTGTTGATTGTATCTTCTTTGATAACTTTAAGGTGCTTAAGACCGATGTTACCAACAAGACCTGATTCTAATAATGCTCCCATTTTATTGGTTTTTTTTATTTTTAGTTTAGTTTATTTTTATTATCTTAATTTACCCATTAAATCTTTCATTCTAAGGAACTGAGGATTTTCATAAGTTTTAGACTCAATCAAGTTAACCGCTGAACCTGTTGAAGGTGCTTTTTCAATTACACGTTCGATTGATTCGTTCATTGGTTGACTTGCCGTAGTTGAAAGCTCATCTTTAATGGTTTTGTACAAATTCTTTGATTCTTTGATAGTTTCAACACTGTCAAATCTTCTAAGAATGTTGATTTTTTCTTGTTTTGATGTTGAGTGTTCCGTGAACAAACGTGTAGCGTATGCTAAGTTTGAGTTGAATACCGCAACTTCATTTAATTTGTTTCTGAAGATGTTAAGTGCTTTTCTGTATTCATCATTCTTCTCTCTAAGGATTTGCATTTCTCTCAAATTCTCACTTTCTTTAATTGCAGTGTTCGCTTTTGAGTGTGCTCTTGGTTTTGGTAAACCACCCTTTCTGAAATTAGAACCGTTACCTAAAGTACGTGCAGCTTCTTTAGTCTCCACTTTTTTAGGTTTCATTTTGAATTCACCTTCAAGTTGTCCATTGTCTTTTTCTGCATCGTAAGAGAAACCTTTCTTTGCACTTCCAGTACCCATGGTCTTGTTAGCTTTTTTCTTAACCACTTGAAAACCTCCACTTGTATTAGGATTTTTCGAATAGATGTCTTTTTTAGGACCTTTTCCAATTCCGACTCCCTTTGGTTTGATAGATTTTTTTGTTTTAGATTCCATCATGAAATCGTCTTCTTCTTCAAAATCCATTTCTTCTTCGTCGTCAAAAGAGATTTCATATATAGTTTCTGAATCCATCATGTCATCCATGTCTTCTTCTTCCATCATGTCATCCATGTCTTCTTCTTCCATCATATCTTCGAAATCCATTTCTTCTTCGTCTTCGAAATCCATTTCTTCTTCGTCTTCGAAATCCATTTCTTCTTCGTCTTCATTACCGAAAACTTTAGATACGATTGATTCAATAGAGTCATCTTCTTCATCCATTTCCTCATATTCTTCGTTCTCTTCGTCCCACATTTCGAACATCTCCTCGTCTCCTTCTTGAACAATCATGTATTCTTTGTTTGTTTCGTTATCCTTAAGATTGATATTACCAGCACTATCTTTTTTAACGATGATTTTATCCTCAGGGTCCATCAATTCGAATACACGAAGAACTTGTTCATCAGATTGACCAGTCAAGTCGATTGTGTCCATAGAGTCCATAGACATCATATCTTCGTCTTCATTATCAGTATCCATGTCATCACCTTCTTCGTCGTCCATTTCTGGCTCTTCCATTTCAGGCTCTTCCATGTCAACATCTGTTTCAATCTCTGCGTCTTCTTCTTCTTGTTCAGATAGAGATTCTTTTACTAATTCTTTGATTTCTTCCTTCATTGTTGAAGCAAGTATTCCTTTTGCATTTTCAGCAACCGCCTCCTCCAAATTTTTCATTTGGATGATTGCTTCTTCTACTAAAGATTTTTCTTTTGCCATTTTATATTTTTATATTTTTATATATAAATATTACCAATTCCTAAAAAAGTCGTTTTTTGACTTTCTTCAGAATTAGTTTTTTTATTTGTATATAAATATTTCCGTTTTGACAAAAAAATAAAAAGGAGGTCATTTGACCTCCTTTTTAAAATTGATTATTAAATTATTGAAATTTAAATTATTCTATCACCTCATCAATCTTACTTTCAACAATCGCGGTTATTCTCCAATCTTGTGTATAATGTTCGAACACCTTGGTTACTTTTGCTTCTACATCAGTTGGATTATAACCCTTAACCAACTTTTCTTCTTTTTGTTTTTTTACCTTTCCTGATTCGGCATCAACCATATCAATGGTAACACGTGCGATGAAATATTTTTCGTCCATAATAAATGTTTTAATATCCTAAATAATCGGACAATTTTTTCATTAAGTCAAGAGATTTGTTACCTGAAGGTCCAACTTCTCTTTCAGTTCTCATTCTTTGTTCCTCTTCTAAGTTTTCTTCAAACTGATGTCTTTCATCAGGTTCTAAGAAAAGATACGCACCTGGCGTAGAAGGGGAAGATACAAGGTCAAAACAAATTAATTCAAAATCATCTTGAACTTCGTTTTGTTCTCCAACTTTTTTAAGAGAACCTACTCCTCTTGAAGAGATTCCTAATGTAACCCCTTGTCTTAAGTAATTTGCCGCTAAGTCTCCCTTTGTCGAACAAACTCCTCTTTCGTGAAAACCAGGACTTGTTAAAAGTTTAAGTTTTCCCATAAGTACAGGACCGTCCCACCATATGTCAGTTATAATGTGAGACACTCTATCCAAGTCAATTAAAGATGATTCAGGGTGGTTTAACTCAGAAAGTGATGTACCTTTCTGAATCATCTTTTTATAATTTTCAGCTTCTCTTTTTAAAATCCTTTCAGGGTAAATTCTACCATTTCTGTTCGGGGTATTATATTTCTGTAATACGGCATAGAACTCAAAAGGTTTAGAATGGTCCAACATAGATTTTTGTTCCATGATGTATTGATTGTTTTCTGTTTTAGGATTGATATATCCTGCGTCGTATTCAATCAATATCCCTTTCCCTGTTTGGCCAGGTTGTATAATTTGTAAACTCATTGTCTATTTTTAATAATAAATATTAATGAGTTACCAATTTTACCTTACTTTCCTTTGTTTTACCATTTTTAGTTAAATGAAATTTAAAATATTCGTTTTTTGAAAATCCATATTGTATTACATTTTTGACCATTTGTTTTAATTCGTCTCGTAGTTTAATTGACTTAAAATCTGTGATTAATTCTTTTAAGTACAGATTAATTTCTAAATTCAAAAATGATTTTTTACCTACAGTTATCCCACTTGACCTTAAGTCTAAATCGACAATAAATTTATCATCAAAAAATGACTTATTTAAAGTTTCATAAATAACATGTTTGATTGACCGACTAAAATTGAGAACAATACGATTCCAATTTTCTGAGTCTTTTATGGGTTCTACCCAAGTTTGAATGTTTAAATAGAGAGATTTAAAATTTACTGAGTCTACTGTACCATATAGTACTTTGACTGTTTTGAATCCTTGGATTCGAGAGGTTTTCCCCTTTTTCATTAATATTCATATTTTTCTGTTTATTTTATCAAAAAATAAGAATATTTGTGTGATTAGTCAAAATTTATTATCTTTGTTGATATTTGTATATATATGCTAATCATTCTTGTTAAAAAAAACAATTTAGAGAGAGCTCTTAAAGAATACAAAAGTAAGGTTATCAAAACAAGACAGATGACTGAATTGAATAATCGTAAAACTTTTGTTAAACCTTCAGTAAAACGCAGAAATCAATTTTCTAAAGCAAAATACGTTCAGAAAAAATTTGGTGACAATCAAGATTAAAGATTTTCTTTTAACCCTTTTAATTTAAAGTAAGTTAATTTGTCGTATTTTTCAACGGAAACTTTACTGATAGTTTCATTTATTCTATTTAAAGTTTCTGAATCTGAACCTTCTTTTAAAGTCTCTAATTTCCCTAATACACTTTCTTTAAGTGAATCAAAATTTGTTTTTAATTCTGTGTCATCAGAGTTTAAAAATTTGATTAACTCTTTCTTTTCTGACTCATTTAAAGACTCCATATAATTTTGTATTGTTTTATTGGCAACACTAATCATTGTACTCATAGGGAGTTTAACAATTTCTTTTTCAATTGGTTTTGGTCTTTTTAATGATTCTAAAATAACTTTTTTACTTTGGATTCGTGACTCAATAGTTAAAACATCTGTTGAGAATAAGTTATCTATATTCTCATACTGATTTTCAGTTTTAACCCCGTTAACCCAAGATTTTAATGATTGTAAATCAGAAGGTTTAATTTTATTAATACTATTTTCATAGATTGTAATACACTCATTAATATAATCTCTTGCGATAGACTCATTCAAACCTTTTCTTGAGTTAAGTTCGTCATACAAATAAAAAACTTTAGCAATGTTCTTCTTTTCAAGAACATTTGTTTTGAAATTTTTTAATTCGTTTTTGAAAGTGTCATTTGAATAAGATTCAAGTAATACTTTTTCTATTTTAGATTTTAAGATACCAAATTTCATTTTCTTTTTTATTTATAAATATCAATCTCTTAAAAGTTTTCCCAATTGGTTTTCTATTTCCCCCAAATAATTCTTACCTTTTGATAAATCAATAAAAGAATCTTCATCGGTTAAACTATCAGTTTCTAACAAAATTTTCAAATTGTCTCTATTAAATGATTCAGGAGTTACTTCCGCTTCACCCCCTGCTGGCGGTGGAGGCGGTATTAGTGGTCCTCCTCCTTCTTCACCTCCAGGTGGTGGAGGTGGTGCTGACGCTCCTCCTGTGGCTCCTGAAACACTCTTATATAATTTATCTACATTATCAAAAATACCTGTTTTAGTTATTATTGTTGCGGTATTAGTTAATTCAGCTCCAACCGCCTTTTCAATTCTTTGTTGTTGTAAATCAAGTTTAATTTCTTCATCAGACAACCCAAGAATATGTTTTTTAGCCCAAGAAACTGAAACAGGTGCGATACCCTCAATAGCAGCGACCGCGTCTTTGTATAATAATATTTTTTCTTTCCATACATCAATTTTTAATAAATCCGCCTGTGTAGATGGGTTTGTAAGACCTAAAGTAAAATTACTTAACTCATCTTCAAATCCCAATAAGAATAAATGTATGATTGCAATTTTATTAAGTTCTGCAATCATAGATTTTTGAATTCTGTTAATAGTTCTTGCGAAACGAATATCAAGTAATGATAAATTTTTACCGTCACCTACCGCCTCCTCAAACCCTAAATAAGCTTTAGGAATTCTTAATGCGGTTACAAGTTTTTTCTGAATATATTCAATATCAGCAATTTCTGCCAAATTTTGAGCCCCAGGTAAAGTGTCAATTGGGTTTGGTGCTGCTGGGTCACGTACAGGAATAAAATAATCTTGGTCTACCGCCATTTGATTAAATCTCATATCAACATTTCCTGACTTACTATCAACAATTTGACTTCTTTTAAATTTATTAGCGACACGTTGTACATAAGGTTCAACATCCGCATCATCCATGTTCCCAACAAATACTTTAAATACTCGTCTCTCTGGCGCTCTTGAAGTTCTATAAATTAACATGGCATCTTCAGATAACAATAACTGTTTCCAAATACGTCTTGCTTTTTCTAACATAGATGTTCCGTAAGGAAGTTTTCTATCGTCACCTAATAATCTAAAATGAGCAATTTCCCATGAATTAAACTCCATGTCTTTTGCTTTCCACTTAAATCTTAGTCCTTTATTTTCTTTTGGTTCATCGACATGTTGAGCGGAACCTTGTGATGGCATCCCCCTTTCTAAACGTTCAATTTCTATGTTTGGGAGTTGCATACATCCCACAACTCCTTTGTCAGCATCTAATTTTAAATAAACAAAATTATCACCGTATTTACATGTGTTTCTTGTCCACATTGGTAAATTGGTATTAACGTCCAAAACATTATTGAATAAATCCGCCAAAATTCCTTTTATTCTTTTCGACTCAGAATAAATTTGTAACATGTAACCATTTTGGTCAACAGTTGTTGACTCTTCTCCATAAATGTCTAAAGCGGCTGAAATCTCAGGAGTATATTCCATAGATTCATAATCGTAAAAAGATGCTAAACGAGTTGGTTCGTAATAAACCGCTTGGGTGTAAAGATTACTTTCGATTTTAGTCCATTGGTTTGCTAAGTAATAGGTTTGTTGTGCTTGTAATAATTCTTTTTCGTATTCTTGTTTAGAAGTAGTTTTAAGTAGCTCTCTTCTGTCAAATTTATAAGTTGGGTAATCTTGATTAAGTAAGGCGTTTGGTCCAAAAGCGTGGGACAATCTTTGCCAAACTGTAAGATTATTATTTTGATTATTTTCCATATACTAATTTTAATTCTTTAATTATATAATTAAATAGTTTTTATCACGTTATGTTCCACCTAGTTTTTAAGAACTGTGACACCCAATAATGAGTTACTTCATTGTGCATTGTGTCAAAAATTAAAAAGTCAGCAATATATCCTTTCATCACTCTTGGAGTTGATAATGAGCTTAGAGCTCCTATATGTAGTGGTATTGTATTAGGGTCAGTGTCTGTTGGTACATTAGTTTGTGTTACTGAATTACTTAAAATACCATTTATATAAGAGTAAGCTGCGGTTGTTATTAAATCCAAAGTATCTTGAGCTCTTATAGACATTACTCTTAAATTTTTACCGTCTAAAATACCACTATTGGCATTAGTTTCTATTGGTAAGTTTAAAACTGTAAAGCTGCCAGGCCCTCCACTACCGTTTCTAACTTGGAAACTAATGTTCCAATCTCCTATGCTAGTGATGTTTATTAATGATATCCCTCTCGACGCTGATGGTGTTGATATAGAGTTATTAAATAATCCGTAACTAATTGGGTTTGATTCAGGTTTTGTAACTAAATAAATTGTATACGAATATCTTTGTTGGTACATAAAATCTAATGGTGTTACACTATCAGTATAATAATATTGGTTAGCACATGCACCTGTTATATCGCCAGGAAAATAAATCATATCTTCACCTGATAAGGTTGACCAATAAGGTGAACAAGTTACAGATGATGATGAGGATATTGCCAAATAATTAAAATCATTGACTCTATACAAACGAGATATTGGGTCACCAGATACTGATGGTGATGGAGTTAAAAATGAAGGGTAATAGGATGAGTAATAAAGTAATGGTTGACCTAAACTCAATGGGTCAATTTCACAATTAGGTAAATCAATTACATATCCATTAGATACCTCAACAATATAATAACTAGGTCCAAGAATATCTTCAAATACATAAAATCCATCGGGTATTGTTTCACACGCGGTTGATAATGGAACATCTAAATAAACATAATCACCAATTTGGGCTGGTGTATTTATAAGTCTAATACCATAAGAGCTTGCAGGAACTATTGCAGTGTTTAATAAATATAATCCTTCACACGCGGCGGTTATACCTGTTGTTATATTTACACCATTAACATCGTGGTAAGCAAAAGTTAAAGTTAAACCAGATGGTCTTGAACAAGTTACAGTAGGTGTTGGAGTATTAGTTATTGTTGGGGTAACAGTAGTAGTAACTGTGGGTGTTGGTGTATTAGTTATTGTTGGGGTTACAGTAGGAGTAGTCGTTGGGGTTAATGTTTGAGTTACAGTAGGAGTAGGGGTAGTCGTTGGGGTTAATGTTTGAGTTACAGTAGGAGTAGGAGTAGGCGTTGGTGTTTGAGGAGGTCTTGGGATTCTCCCTATTTGTTTATGTATGTGTATTTTATCATTGGGACTTCTCTCAA